TAGCAGTAGCACTTGTGTCGTATTGGATAAAGGAGTTTGGATCTGGATGATCTGTCCAACTTGCACCAGTTAATGTTGGGTTCTCAATCAATCTCCAATAGACATTAGTATTATCATTCGTTGCTGTTTGTAGAGATCTTAACAAAGCAACAGCAGCCAATGAACCAGATTTTAATCTGAGACTTACGACTGGATAAAATGTATTTGCATCTGCCAGTGTAGTGCCAGTAATCGGATTAGCAACACTTTCAAGAATACCAAGTTTCTCTGGTTCACCTTCCTGAATCAGAGAATTGGAACCCTGATACAGGTAATGAGTTCCTGCAACACCAGTTACATTTTCAATTTCAACACGAATGGGTAAGAATGGAGTAGAACACCAAACATTATCCAAAGTATTTGAGTTCTCAAATGTGTGAGATGCAATTGTCTCATTTTTCATTAACCAGGCAAACTCTACAAGACCAGCACCATACCATTCATAGTTGATGGAAATCATCTGCTGTTTTGTTGCATCAGCAGTTACACCAGTATATCCATTACCATCAAACTTTTCACCATTCCAATTGTCTCTAGTGACTCTGGTTTCTGTAACAATACCTGTTGTATTACTACGAATTACATAAGAATAAGTGCCACCATCATCCTCAAAGTAAGCACCATTATTTTCATCAAACAATCCAAATCTTCTACGAATACCGACCTGTGGAGTATCAAGACGAATTGCAAACGCAAGAGTAGCAGATCTGCCAGGAATGTATCTCATTACATTCTTGGTTTGTCGAATTACTTTACTTCCAGATGCAGAACCAACCTGCATTACTACATTACTGGAATTTGCATTATAAGTAGCAGTTGCACCGACTCCGACTACACTCTCATCCCAGACATCAGATTCCTTTCCATATTGGAAGGTGTTGAAAAATACTGTCTGATATGGAGCAACCTTTAATCTGTTATTATTAGAAAACTGAGGTCTCCAATCTGTTTGGTTCCCCCAATGATCTGCAATATTATATACCTCAAAGAGACTCCTTTCCTGGTTGAGAAAGTCTTGGGTATTTTTATTCCACTGTGCCATCAGTCACTCCAACTTAATCTTTCTGGTTGATATCTTTGTGCATTTTTGATTTTTGAAGGAGAATTTCCTGGATAAATTTGATGAACAATTGCTCCAGGATATTCTCCTTGAATCTGCTCTGCCAATTCATTTCTAGTTAACATTTTTCCTTCTACTTCAAGACGATATAATTTACCCTCCCAAACAACATCGGCAAAGAATGATTCTTGTGCCTGTTCTGGTTGAGAACCTCCTACATTGAGAGTTCCATTGAAATCACCATTGATGGTGATGCTTTCTGAGAGAAATTGTTGAAAACTTTTCATCCTATTTCACCACTTAACTTTGTTTGCCCAGTATGCTGCAGACATTCTGCCTTTAGCAATATTCTTTGCGTGTCTTTTTCGAAATTTATATCTCCTGGAAGCATATTCCTTGGATTCTCCTTCTTTTTTTGGAGAACCTATTACACCTCGTTGACCAAAACGAATAATCTTTTCCTTTCCACCTTCACATGCTTTTACAACATGAGACTTTCCAGTAAGTGAGTCTCCAACTGCTTGTGCCTTTGGTGAATTACACTTCATTTTGGATTTATCAATTGCTTCATCAAGTTCAAGTTCTGATCTCCAATCAGAAAATTTATTTGCAATCTTAAACATTGGATTAACATGAATATTTTCAACATGCTCTTTCATTTCTCCACTATCAACATAATCAGCAGCCGTATCTAGATAGTCAGATGCCTTTGTAATTTTTGATTGAACCCATGCTTTTAGTTGACCTTCTCCTTTCATCTTTTTACGTAGTCTTTTTGCTGCAGAAACAATTGTGGATAATTCTGAACGAGCCATTGAATACTCATGATCTTGACTTTTTTCTTCGGAAATTTTTTCTACTTCTAAATCTTTTCTCCAATTTGAAAATTGTTCATTATTGCTATTTGAGGATTTCCAACCACCACCTCTTTTTTTGTACCATTTTGCTGCCCAACCGTTAGCATATGCTGATGGATAAACATCAAATTTCGATCTTGCTAATGATTTTGCTCTTGACCATAAAGATGGGTTAGTTGGAACGTTTTTTTCGTAAAGAAATTCTTCACCAATTTTATTTGATACCATTTTTGGAGATCCTCCTTTTCCTGGTCTATCTGCTACTGGATCTTTCTCTCTTTTTCTTCTTACAGCTGCTGCTCTTTCATCTTTAGACATTTTTGCAGCTTTTTCTTTAGATAAGCATTTTGGTTTTGGTTCTCCTGGTTCCCGAGCACATTTTCCAATACGCTCTCCTTTTGCATTATAACGATCCCATCCACCACCACCTACTCCACCCTCTTCACCTTTTCCAAACCACTTTCTAAGATCTTCATTCATTTTTTTCTTTTTTCCTTGGCAATGAGCTCTCTGAGAAAATCCTTTTGGATTATCACAATCAATTGACTTTTTATATTTTTCTGACCAACCCATCGGAAATTATTACTCCTTATTATTTAGAAAACCTTGCTTAAGTAGTTTTGATAGATCTGAAGTTGAACCAACAAAAACTGCATTGTTTGTAACATTATTTGTGGTTTTTACTGTATTTTCTTCAACGTCTTTAAGTTTTTTTTGAAGATCAACAAGTTTGTCTGTTGTATCAGCAACACTTTTAATCAATTGACCGGCAACTTCATACGCACGAGGACTTCCTCCCTCACCTGCTAATTCCATAATTCCATTAATTGCTTCTTGACCTTTTTCAATTAATGAATATAAATTTGCTCTCGTATACTCATAATCTTTCTGAATATCGTCAGATCTTGCCGGAGAAATATCTAAATGATTTTTTTCTACCTCTACAATATCTCCATCAATATTCAAAGCTTCATTTAAAGGATCATAATTACTCATAACTTTTATACGTCTCTTTGTAATGTTGGACTATAAACTTTAGAGTCATTAAAAAATTCTAAAGTTTCTGTAAATCCAAAATCATCATCAACACCAGCATCAATTGGATCTGGAACTGCAGTATACCTCATCTCTCGTTTTGCAGTTGAAGTATTGGTGTCTAAATGATAATCGACTTGAACTTTACGAATCAATCCATCAGTGCTTTCTGCAACTGGTCCGAACAAGTATGTCTTTGCAGTAAATCTTAAAGTATAAATTAGAGCGCGACGAGTCGAAAAATTTCCTTCATAATTATCTTGAAATGTTACACTATCTAAAACAATCGGAACATCTCTTTTTTCACCTATTGAACTGATTAAATCAACTGTTAAATTGAATGATGGTTGGAAAAATGGTAGTATTTGTTCAACTATTTGTAAAGCATCATCATTCAGTTTTGTAAGAATGCTCAATTCAAATCCAATATTGTAAGGAACCGGCATATAAACTTTTTTTAAATTGTTACCATCAGAGGCTTTAAAAGTTTGTGTAATACCAGATTTTCTTGTTGGATCATAAGCAATAGATGTCATTTCAAATGACATTCTTGGTAAAACTAAAGCAATTGCCCTATCCAATTGGGACTGCTCTTCAATTTTTGCAAGATATTTTTGCATTGGTCCATAACCCAATGGAACTTTAGTTTCAGATAAAGTCGATCCGTCCTTATTCTCATGACGAATAAAAATATTATTGAATAGAGTTCCAAATCCAATAATTGTTTTACGAATAATTTCGTGATAAAAATAAGTTCCTAACATTAGTAATCTCCAAAAGGATTGGATTCTGTAAAATCAAGTATAGAATCAGCCTCCAATTCTATTTCTTCATTTCTATCGTAGGTATCTGCGTGACTACTATCATCATATTCTTCTACAGCGTATCTTGCTGAAGAAATTGATCCTACTATAATCTCTCCAGGTATAAATTTACCACTATTTATTGCAACTCTTAAGTTTGTAGAAGAAAGAACTCCAGGAATACTTGATGCTTCTGTTCTAAAATCTTTAACTCTTGCTATTGTTCCTGATGTTTGACCAGTAACAATTTCATTAAATACGAAAGTTCCAATACCAGTAGTAGATGCTGCAGAAATTGTTACTGAAGGGTTTTCTGTATATCCAATACCAGGATTTATTATGTGTACAGCAACAACGTTTTGGTCACTTCCAAGAGATGCAATTCCAACAGCAGTAACACCAACTGCAAGAGGAAAATATCCTCTACCTGGTTCTAAAATTGTAATATTTGTAATTCCACCACCAACAATTACTGGAAAAAATGATCCGGAAATAGTTGGTGGTTGTGTATTTAAAATGTTTATTTGTGGAGGATCTGTTGCTGCGTATCCAGTTCCACCATTTACAATAGTAAATGATTCTACACCATAATCAATATTAAAATTTGGGGTTACAACTGCACCCGATCCTGGAACTGTTCTCATCTTTAATTAAATAGTTATTGATGTTGTTGAAAGAACTCCAGAATTATCAACTATTATTCTGAAAGTAGTTCCATTTGGAGATGTTAAAACCAGTCCATTCGATGTGTCTATTCCGGCTCTTACATCTCCTCTTACATCTAGTAAAGTTGTTGCTGATGTAGTTCCAATCCCTATAGAATATCCAGTTCCAACAATTACATTCGAAACAACTTCTCCACCAATACTAACATCAGTACTTATAGCGACAGTTGTTGCATTTAGATTTAAATTATTAGGACTTTCAATAGTTGGAGTTCCTGAAGCACCTATCAAATTTATATCTTTTACGCCAAAATTTTTATCTGCCATTTGAGATTTTTTAGATATTTATGATTGTTTAAACGATATGCCAGAAATATTTACTCCACTAATTGAAGGTCTAGTATTATTTGCAAATGGATTATATAAAATTCTTGCTGTAGCTCCTTTCAATCCATAAGTATCTGACCAGTAAGAAACTGAAGTTCCTGCTCCAATTGGATTGACATTTTTATAAGTATCTAGAATAGGATTTCCTGGACCATTTTCTAATAAAACTGATCCATGTTTTAATAACCAATTCCTAGAATCAACTCTAGTAGCTGATGGATTTGATTCCAAATATAATGCAATAACTCCAGTAACCTGAGGTGCTGCCATACTTGTTCCACTTATATAACCGTTCAAATACGTTCCATTTCTTGGATCAGCATATCCAGTTCCATATGAACTTAATACATTCGATCCTGCTGACCAAATATCAATTGCTGGCCCAGTATTTGAAAAATTACTTTTTCTTTCTGAAGTTATTCCACTTGTAACTACAACATTATCAAGAGAACCAACTGAAATGGGAGCATCATTTTGACCCTGATGTGCTATAGATGGAGTTCCAGCACGATTAAAATATTCATCTACTGCACCTCTAGTTTCGGCAACTTGACCTCCATAATAAAAAGTTCCGCTAGTAAATTGGTTATTATAATCAACTCCATTAAAAATATCTTGCTTACCACTAGGATTTCCCGAATTACCTGCAGAAAAGACAAAAGATATATCTTTACAATCAGGATCATCAAATATTTCATCAGCTGTTGCTTGAGATGTTGCATGAACTGAAGTAAATTGATAATAACCACTAAGTGTAGAAATATTATAAACTGGAGGTAAAAATGAATTAGATCCTTCTATGTCTCCAGAAGAATATGATGATCCTCTAAAATTTACTTGATATGGAGCTCCGTAAGAAACAAATTGTCTAAGGCCCCAACTGCCGTTTACAATAGTTGGATTTTTTCTACCTGTTGCTGGATTGATAGGTTTGTTTTTATGCCATACTTTGATATAATCAAATCCATCTGATGGATCTGAAAATCCAAGGTCTGATCTATCGACACATGCAATACTCCATATATTTGACTTGAAAGCAAATCCAAATTGATTTCCTGCAGCAGTTCCTGCAACATGAGTTCCGTGCCATACAGTATTTGGCGGAGTTGTATTAAATGTTTCACTCTGCAATGCTTCTGCTTTAGTATAATTTGCTAGTGATCCTGTTCCAGGAGCAACTAAACCTTCGGATGCCCAATCAATACCATATTCATCTTGACCGTGAATTAAAATATCTCTGACTCTACTTACAGTTTCTGTTGCAACTCCGACAGGAACTGATGTATATTCTGGTAGTAAAAACTCTGGGTGATCCCATCGAACACCATTATCCATAATAACTACATCAACATTCTCTCCTGTCAGAGAATACTTAATATCTTCATTAATTAAAGTGCTTGATCCATAATTATTTGAAGTGTATGAATGTCTAGACAATCCCCATTGAGTAAAATTTAATACTGATCCAGGATCTCCAGTTGTTCTTCTATTTGTAATATCATCTTTATATCTATTGGTATCTAAATGCCTGTCAAATTGCTCATCAATCTTTCTTTGTTCCAATACTTTAGGATTATATAAAGTTGATGGTGTGACAAATTGAACTTTTGGATGTGTTTTTAATATCTCTGCCTCATTCTTTGACATTTCATAAACGGATCTTTTTTTCGAACACTTCATTTCAGAAATGCAAGAAATTCTTCTATTTGGTATTCCATCTATTTCATTTTCATTTATAATATAATCGTGAATTTCTTGCCAATCTGAAGCATTTTTTATATAAACCTCATAAGATTGTGGAGAATCATCAGGAAGTTCTGATACAAGTTCTCTTTGTATAAAATCAGTAGTTGTTTTCATTTTAGATTAACGCCCCTCTTACAAATCTGTAAGTTGTCAATCCATTGACACCGGTTTCTGGAGTAACTTGTAATTTTAAGTCTCCTCCAGAAATAGTTGCACCAACTGAAACAATCTGATTTGGTTGATACATAATTGCATATTCTTGAGCATATGCAGTAGTTCCGTTTTGCATTACGAGAACTTTTTGAGATTGTATATTTGAATTATATTCAAAATGTAAAGTATATTCAGATGTTCTAAAATCATTTGAGGAAATTGTAAAACTATCAATGTCCGTAGATATTCCTGCAGAGGCAGTATATGTTCCAAATCCAGTTTTAATTGTATATCTTTCTGTCTGGAAATTTGTTTTAGGATTTGTTGTGGATATTCCAATTTGAGTAAAGGTTGCTATCCCAGTAAATGTAGAAACACCAGAAACTGATAATTGAGTTACTGATGCAATTCCTCCAGATACTTCTGTAGAAATTCCGGAACTCGAAGCATAAGTTGCTATTCCGGAACTCGAAGCATAAGTTGCTATTCCAGAAGAGTCAGAATAAGTTGCTATTCCAGCATTTGTTGCGTATGTAGCAATACCAGAAGATCCTGCATAAGTTGCAACACCCGAGTTTGTTGCATAATCTGCTGATGATGCATTTCCGGAGAATGATGATGCAGTAACAACTCCAGAAATGTAAACATCTCCACGAACATCTAATTTTGCTATTGGATTCGTAGTTCCAATACCAGCATTTCCATCAACATACAAAGATGTTCCACTATTATCGATGAAAATTTTGCCACCCATGTTTGGGTGAACTGTGCATTGATAGTAAAGAATATCCGGAGCGTCAAATTGAACATCTATCTCTAGTGTAGATTGACCTGCCGCATTGTTATTCGTGACTCCATCATCATACTGAGTTCCTGTAGATCCATTTGGAGTTGTTTGAATTCTAAGAGGATGTGCTCCTAAACTATTTTGATTGTTAAATTTATACTTTTGACCTCTAACAAGGTAAATATCCGGATCATTCTCTGCTCCTGTTAAACCTGGTCCAGTAAAAGTATAATGATCAGTTCCAGATGCTCCAAGAATCCATTCCGAAGTATAAGTTGCTATCCCTGCTACTGTTGCTACTCCAGATACAATAGCATATTCAACACTTCCACCCGAAGTTACAAATCCAACTACTGCACTATCAACATAACCTTCAGTTGCATATCCAGTTAATGCTCCTGAGGTTATAAATCCAACTACAGCATTATCAACATAACCCTCTGTTGCATATCCTACAAGAGCATTTGTTACATATGCCTCAGTAGCAACTCCAGTTACATCAATATAAATTGTATTTCCTGCAGAAACTGCATCAAGATTATTTCTAAAGAAAATATCAGTTGCAAATCCTACAGACCCTCCATTATCATAAACATTTATACCAAATCCACCTCCACCTCCACCTCCAGAAATTCCAATTTGTTGAATATCTGTAATTCTTCCTGTAGAATCAATTGTTATTTGTGGGGTATTGAGTGAATTTCCATATGTTCCTTCTGCAGCACCAGTTAATGAAGTCAAACCAATAGCTGACCCACCAGATGTTATAAATCCAACTACAGCATTATCAACATATCCTTCAGTTGCATATCCTACAAGAGCATTTGTTACATAACCTTCAGTTGCATATCCAGTTAATGCTCCTGAGGTTATAAATCCAACTACAGCATTATCGACATATCCTTCAGTTGCATATCCTACAATATTTGAAGTGAAATATTCTTCTATCTGATTATCTACGTATGAGGTAGACGCATAACCCTGAGAAATTACATACGCTTCAGTTGCATACCCTACAAGGGCATTTGTTACATATCCATCTGTAACAAATCCAATTATTTGTTCTTCCTGAACATAATTGGATAAATTTCCTGTAGTTACAAATCCGGCATTATTTGTTAAATCACCAGTATCTGATGGTATTGTCGGTGTGTTTATTAAATCATTATAATCTCCAGAAAAAGTAGATACTCCAGCAATATCTCCTAAAGTAGCAAATCCTACAAGATCTCCACTAGTTACAATACCAACAGTTATATCTGCTACTGCATTATCAACATACCCTTCAGTTGCATATCCAACTAGAGATGTAAGATTGGATCCATCTCCAAAATTTGAATAAATCTCATTAAAATTACTATTAATTTTGATGGCACCTTGAAGTAGAGTATCTCCTGAGCCATCATTTGGAGTTGTTCCAGTTAATATCCCTAGTTTTGCCATTATTTAATAGATTTTCTTTTATTTATTTTAATTAGAATCGAAAGTGTATGCAGTTAAGTCAAACGTTAATGTTGTAGAGTCAAATGTAAATGAAATATCTGTAGTAATTGTATTTGATACTTCAGCTGCAGACGCATCTGGATCGCCAGGAGAACTAAATGTTACAGATGGAATTGCCAAATATCCAGTTCCACCAGATACACTAACTGCATTGACACCAGCACTAACTTTTTCAATCGAACATGTAGCAGCTGCTCCTACTCCTCCACCACCAATAATACTTATAGTTGGAGGTTCTGTATAACCACTACCAGCATTTAATAATCTTATTTCAGATATAGATTGAACACCGCCAATAGATGTAGTAATAGCAACTGCAGAAGCATTTTGACCAAATGAAGATGGAGATATAACTACTGAAGGTGTTGAGGTATATCCATATCCATCATTATTTAAAAATATTTCTCTAATATATCCAGTAGAAGTTGCTGCAACCCCAGAAGCATTTTGGGCGCGAGAAACTACTTTTATTGTAGTAATATATCCTTCATCTTCAATCGTATTATCTATTTCTTCAATTGTAGTATCAATAATTTCGTCTGCATATTCATACAATTCACATTGTAATTCGTAGATATAATTTGTTCCCAATTGATAAAAAGGTTTTTCATGTTCAACTCTTTTAATTTCAAATAACCTTTCTCCCAAAGGAAAATAGATCAAATCACCTTCTTTTGGTCTTGAAATTAAATCTCCAAAATCAAAGTCAGTAATTCTACCTTCACGAATACCTGAAGTTATACCTTCTAAAAATGGTGCAATAAATTCTTCATATCGTTCTCGTGATATTGTTAAACTAACTTCATTTTTCAATGTAACTCCAAATTTTGACATAATATCACTACCAGGAGCATATCCCTCATAATTATTAATATATGCCTCTAGAAGAAAACTATCATCAAACTTAGATGACTGAACTTCTCTAATAATATCGTCAGTCTGAAATATTTTTCTTGGCAAATAATAAACATCTACACCATAAATTTTCAAATGCTCATTGATGAGATCCTGAATCAAAAATTGTTCTGGAGGAGATCCTTGCTGAAAAAATGGATTTAAAGGCATTGTTATCCAATAAAGTCGTATGGAGGAAGTTCATAATCCATTGCCATTCTTCTCTGAATCGCATCCAATTCTCTCTCACCATCATCATAAAGTTGTCTTCCATTAAGTTCTATTCCTCCAGGAAGTTTAACGCCTTGGAATTTTATTAAATTTTGACCCCATTGACGTTTCATTAGAGCAGTCAAATATTTCTTCAAAAAACTATCATTGTATACTTTTGAAAAATCATTTGGATCTAAAATTCTATAGCAATCTATGACTAAAAAATTGTCTTTTGATTGTGATCCCCAATCAATATCCAAATACATTCTATTTTGTCTCTTATTAAATCTTATCTGCTTATCTGTAGTCAACAAATGATCTATATCTTCTAGATAAGATTTTGTCATAGAATATTGTAACAATTCGACTGAGTTGAAATAATATAAATCATTTAAAAATAATTGATATTTAATGCTAAACATTCCACCAGATATTGAACTGGTATCAAATTTAAAAACTTTTTCTATACCAACTACAGAATCGGGTATTTGTATAAAATTGGAAGTTTCATAAAAATTAAACGTTGTTGCTCCATAACCAGGAATACTTGATGATGTTCCTGTGGTTGTTGCAATGCCTACTCCTGTAGTTCCACTTGCTCTTCCTCTATCCAAATCATCTTGAGTAATTTTATATTTGAGATACATTCTTTCAACACCATCAAAATGCCTCTCATGAAAATATTGAAGAGCATCATCAACTAAATCGTCAATTTGATCATCATCTATGTTTATTTCGAGTACTGGAGCTCCTAATTTTCTCAGGCAATAATCTATTAACTCTTGCCTAGTGCTTGGTTGTGCCATCAGTACCAACCTCCATCTATTGTTGACGTCCAAACGGGAACACCAGATTCATTTACAGTTAACAATGAATTACTAGTATCTATTCCAGCAGCAACGTTTGTTGAACTTGTTAATTTTCCACCAGGTGCAAAATATCCAATTCCATTTGGAGAATTATAATCATCAAGATCATAATATAATCCCTCGGTTACAGTTACAAATCCAGTAACAACTACGTTTCCATTAAGAGTAGATACTCCATTTGTAAATAAAGTTCCTGTAGTAGTGAACCCGGAAAATCTAGCATTTCTCCATCTTTTTCCTTCAATACCTAGATCATAAAGATTGTCAGTAGTTGGGTTTAAATTTGATGCAAATTCTCCACCAATTACAATATCATCAGTATCTTCATCGCCAAGATTTATAGTTCCTCCTCGGAATGTTACGACACCTATAAATTCTGACGTTCCATCAACTCTTAAATTTCCTGCAACAGATGCATTTGATCCGACGAAAAAATTACCTCCAGTAGTTGTTATGCCACCACTTGATGAAAGTGTTGTAATTCCTACTGATTTAAAATTTCTATTTACAACTAAATCATCTTGTATATCTAATGAAGAATTTAAATCTATACGAGATTCAAATGTAGTAATTCCTGATATTGAAACATCACCACCAATAAACAAATTCTTGCCTATTCCAACACCACCAGATACTACAAAAGCACCTGACGTTGTTCCAAATGAAGAATCTTCATCAGAAATAGTGAGATTGTTATCAATCACACTTGTCATGATGAATGTTTCTGTTGGGAGATCCCAAACTAAAAGAACACCATCATCGGTGATTGTAGAATCTACGTCAGTTAAATTAATTAACTTTGTTGGTGGCGCAGAAGCATTAGATAAAACACGAATTACATTTTGAGAGCCAATTCTGTCGTTTATAATGTTAGACATGTTACCTTGTTACTCCTGCTCTTACTAATGCTGCTCCCTCAACAGCTTTAAATTCTTTACCATAATTAAGCAGTTTTATGTCATAAACATATCTACCTGGCTTTAAATCTAGAGTTTGTGACGAAGTAAGTGAAATTGAAACAATACCCTGCTCCGGAGAAGTTACTGATGTTGCAAATGAAACAGAAGTAGAGCTAGCAGGATGTTTCCTCATCTGCGCAAAGGGTGTTGCCGTGCTGAGATCTAATGGATTATTAGTTCTAGTATCCTCTAATTGAAACGAAGTGTCAAAAGTAAACCCCTGCTCAATTACAATATTGGATACATATACCGCCATTATTCACTTTAATATACCTTTAGATATTTATATTTAAAGTCTTCCTAAAAAACTAAGAGTTTCCTGCTGCTTTAAATAAAGCTTCAAATAACATTTTGCAAAATCTTTAAGTTCATCTTGGCTAAGATCATCAATCATTCTAGATAATTTTTCATATTCAAATAATTTATTCATTTTTTCTAGTTTAATTTTATCTGGATCCATTTACAATCTCCCTCAATAATGATTTTATTTCTGCGATATCTTTTTTTAAATCATCAATTTCCTGTCTTTGTGACTTACGAACGTTCACAGAGTTTATATATTGATGATAAGATTGATTATCGCAATTAATTATAGCACCGGATTTTTCATCTCGGTATAAATGTGGATGACCTTTTACTGGAATCATTATGCTAATGCTATGGTTCTTAGATCTCTAAATCTTGGGGCATGTGCTTGATCTGTTCCAGACATTACTATTTTAATTCTATATCCAGTAAAACTTGGAAGATTATTTACACTAAACTCATATTCTAAGAATTCATCTTCCAAACTTGAAGGCATTTCTATATCAGGCAATCCACTGTTTTTAGACTCATCTATAACATCTAAGAATCCGTCAGTATTATTATCTATTGATAAATTATCATATCCTGGAAATAGTTCAAAAGATTGTTCAACTTCTGCAGAATCTGGTCTTATCAAACTATAAAGAACTCTAAAATCTGCTGAAGAATGTCTGTATGCAGAAACTATAACTTTCAATGAGGTTGCTGGATTGGATAGCATTGCTGGTCTTGAAATATAAACAGCAGCATGTGGATCACCTTGAATAAGATTTACACGATCATCTCCAGGATAATTTGTTATTGGTCTATTCAATGTGTTGCTAGAAAATTCTACAGAAGATGTTTTCCAGAAAATAATAGGAGATAAATTCTCATTTGTAGAAGATAGATCTGCCTTTAATGTAAAAGATTTATTTCTTAATGATGATGATAGATGAGTATTTTCATTAATTTGTGAGCATACTATTCTAGACGAAGTAAGTCTATTTTCAACACCAATTTCCACATTTTCATAACCCTGATCAACAAATGGAACTTCATTTCCACTTACACTAGTTCCACTAACTGTTCTAATTTGAGACCCTACAGAAGTAAACGATCCTGGTGTAAGTACGTCTACATGAGGATTGACTTGGTTGAAAATAATATTTTCAGTTGATTTTACGATAGATTTTCCACATACAAGATTTTGATTGAATGACAACTGTGGAGTTCCTGATGTTGATCCATCTGAACTTCTATTTTCATTGTTATTTGATTGTGGCAATATAACTGAACCACTTCTGTTAAATTCTACATAGTGACTATCAATGTCAATATCAGTATTACTTACATTATGAGTTGTATTAATTCTTCTTAAAGAAACTCCACCCAACTCATATTTGTAAACCAAAGTTCCTGCTGGATAATCTAGGGCAATTGTTCCATCTTGACCTCTAGTAATTGTTTCTAAAGTATCTGCCCCAACACTTTCATATTTGATAATCTCATTTTCAATTTTTATATAACCAGTATATCCACCCGGAACCGACTGACCTTCAAAATTTGCGAAATTTGATGTTGAAGCGGATCCAATATTGATAGTTGTATCAGTAGCTAATAATGCATTTTGTAATTTTGCTGGTTTAATATCTCCAATTACATCAGAAATTGTAACTTTGTTTGTACTCGAATACATGCCATGATTTAAATGATTAATTCTAAAATAATTTCCATCATTTACTCCACCAACAGGAGTTGAAGAATCAATATTAATTCCTGTAGCAGTTTGAACGGTTCCACTATTATCATAATATGTTAAAGTTCCAGAGAACTCTTCACCTTGAACATTTGACAAGTATAATGTGTCTGATCCTGTTCCAATTCCCGTAATTGTAATTCTTGCTTCTCTACCAGCGGGTGGAGAAACTGTGCTTGTTTGAATACCAACAACGTCACCAACTTGATATCCATTTCCAAATGCAACTGGAGTTGCACCATCAATTATACCGTTAGTAGCAGTCATATTCAAAGTTAATCCACTACCATTTCCAGTAATTGCAAAAGTGCTAACTGGATTGGTGGTAGTATAATTTGAACCGCCATCAGTAATGGCAACATCAGTTACAGAAGATCCTCTACCAACAATTGTTCCATAATTGTATGTTTTACTTGTGCTAGATACTTTTCTACCAGTGGTTAAGATTCCTATTAAAGAATCATCAGTGAGAGTAGTAATTCCCAAATTAACTCTTCTTGGTAGAATTGTAATTGGATCAGACTCTAAAGTTGGAACATAATCATTGCTTTCATCTAATGTCGGATTATGGAAAAATGCACTTCCTGCAGAAGATGTAAATTTAGCTTTATAAAGCTTAAATTTCATATCTTCATATTGATTTGCCGTCCAAATTGTTCCATTTTGCGATAAGAACAAACTACCAATAGCAAACTGTTGAGCATATCTAATTGCTTGAGAATCTGGTAACTCTGCAGTTTCAATGGTTTTTTCTCCCATCTCTGCAACCCAAACCTCATATTGATCTGATTGTGGTGCTAATAAAACAATCGCATATTCTGCACCTGGAGCAAGATATATTGGATATTCAAATGTCACACGAGTTGCAACACTAGCATCTCTTGATGTTTGAATTTGATCTGGATTTAAAACAACTTCTTTGCCTAAGACAACACTTGTTGGAGTTCCAAGTTCCATAGTTCTAATTTGAACAGTTACAGGAGCATTGCCTGGATCTTTATTTGCAAAGAATAAATCGGCAGCAGTAAGAAAAACACCATCCTGATCATCATCTCTAGTTCCTATTCCCGGAGCCTGAACAACGCCACCAACAGAGAATGATTGTGCAAGAGGATCATAGTATATGCCAACAAATGTTGTTGTAGTTACAAATTGCCTATCTTGCCAAATACCCTGTGATCTATAAAGAGTTTCTCCAGAAGATATTAATTTACTTCCTGGTAATGGAATTGCATTAATTGCGCTACTTGTTAATTTGTAAACTTTTGTTCCTGTTTCAACTTTAACAGCAGGTTGTGGATCTACGTATGGATTTCTTAAGAAGAAAGAACCTTCTAAAAATCCATTAAAATCAGACACCAATTTTAAATCTTTCACATAAGCAACAGACCCACTCGTTTGACCTACTAATTTCATTCCCTTGACCAGGTATCCAAAGTATAGACCTTGAACTTCCTCTGACATTGATGCTATATCAATATTCAAAGTTTTTGAAGAAGCACTATAAGATGAAGGAATATTTTCAGAACTTAAATATGGATTTGCAGTAAAAGTATATGTTGGATTATTAAAGGGGCCTATTTTATGATTTGAATTTGCAACTCTAAAACTAATTAAATTTTCACCATTAAATGATCCTACTACCGTTTCACCTACAGTAAATGCTCCAGAAGCTCCATAATTTTCCAATGTTGAGTCATTTGCAATTTCAACCAATTTTGGAATAAAGTCTACTCCACTTACGCCATCTAAAAATTGATAATAACGAGTAAGCGGCTTTAAATTAACAGCACTGAACTTAACATTTCTAGATCTCATAAATTCTTCAGCACCAGATGCAACAACAACATCTCTAGTTACAGACTGAATAGACCATCTAAAAGCTCCACCTCCACCAACTATAAAAAATCCACCATTAACCGATCTATTGGGAAGTCTTCTTCTCAATCTGACCCAACTATCTTCTGAAGGATCCAAAGTCACTGTTCCAGTATAACTAACTACTTGGAATGGATTTACATTTTCAACTTTAGTTGCAAAAGATTGCTCTAGCCAATCAATCGATTCATACTTTAAAGTTATTGCTTCTCCAGATTTTTGAACATTTGAATCTAAAAGAACATAATTTTCAGTATAATCAATTTGATTATCTGCTATATTTTGTGCAGTAATTGGTTTTAAACTTAAACTATTACTTCTTAGTGGAGTATTTAATTCTGAATTTTCTTGATCAATTCCAATTCTTGATAACGGATCTGCAAAATCACGATTTTTAAAGTCATCTACAAAAAATCCACTCTTGAAGCGATCAAATCCTTGAGCATCTCTAATTTGTAAAGTCTGAGTGTTTAATTCAAGTAGTGACAGAGAAGTTACTCTCTCTAAGACCTCTACACGGTCTTCTATCCTGCCAATATCACGCATTGTATATCTTCTATTATCCACCATCTGAACACCAGCGTTAGAGGGGTTATAGAGGTATGGTGGGATGTTTATGCTTGCAATAAGCATTGCTCCATCAGGATTTTTTGGTGGCAATGGAGCTATTGCTGGATTTCCTTGAATTACTTTAAATAATCCAGTCTTATCGAGATATAATCTATCAATTCTTCCAAGATAAAAATCATAACCGATTAAAGCACTCTCATTTGGAGAAACAATAATCTTTGGAGTACTTGCAAAATTTCTAGAACTAAAATCAAATGGAGAAGCACTAGATCCTGAAAATTGTTGAACTCTAGGTCTAAAATCTAATGTATCTGACGCTCTAACTTCATTCATTCCAATATTTGGAATATCTGATAAAAATCTTTCTCCACCATAACTATTGACACTGAATACATCTCCAGTATCTCCATCTGGAATTGTGTAATGATCGAATATTATTAGAAGTCTTCTTGAAGGTGGATTTTGATTCCCTTCTCTTACAATTCTTGAATAATCATAATATTGATCTCGTTGACCTCCATCCAACACAAACTTATTACTTATATCTCTATATTCGCCATTAATTATAGAACTAACATTTCCAATCAATCCAGACTCTTCAAATCTAACTTCCTCATTAGTAGTAAAAGTTCCCTCATTTAAATAAACAATTCCCAAGGTATCTGTTGTCGGTTTTGATACAATTCTAGCGACTGTTTTACTAGTATCACTAATAATATTTTCGCCAATAATTGCATTTGTGTCAACATCTAGTAATGAACTAAAAGTTACTTTATCCAAAACTGGAGCTGAAGTATCTAAAGATTCATACACAGCAATAATTTTTACAACATCTGGATAGTTTAAACTAATTTCTTCGTCTTGAACTCTCAATCCATAATAATTGCTAAATGTTAATCCATCATTTAAAGATGTATTAACTCCAACTCCAGAATTCTTATCTTTAGATAAGGTTATATCTAATGTTTGACTTCTATTATATTGCTTTACTTTACTTTGAATTCCTTGTTTTACAAAAGTTGCTTTAATATTAGAGACACTTTCACTTGCTCTTATATTATTGAAAGTTACTCTATTATTAACTAAATCTATTTCAACTTTATCGCTAGTCAAATTTTCTATCTGACCATCTGTATAAAATATTGAATATCTTTCTTCATCAAAAGCTTCAAATAATGCGGTTGTTGAATTTATACCTAAATTGAAATTGCCAGTATCTACAGTTAAAGTTCCTGAAGCAGACGTTGTAAAAGTTGTATTTGAGTCGGCAGAAAAAGAAATTGTAGATCCATTTAAATATACTGTTGAAACATTTGAATTTGGAATTCGTGCATATAAGTATCCTTCTTCCTCATTTCTAATTCTAGATGCACCAACACTATAATTTCCAGAAAAAGTTCCTATGGCTACAGCACCTTCACAAACATTAGTTACTGTAGATACGCCAACAACATTCATTGTTAACAATGAAGTGTCTATACTATCAACTTTATTATATGTTTCTACAGTTGATCCAGGAACCTGATATCTAATAATATCTCCAGTTTTTATTCCACTAAATGTATTCGGAGAAGAAACAGAAGCTACTCCACTTAAACCATCACTACCAGTAACTGTAAGAGTTCCTGGTCTTAAAACTCTATCAAGTTGAACATCTGCAACAAAAGCAGTTGTAAATCCAGTTACTGATGTTGATTGGAAAACTGATTTTATATCGGAACCATTAAAAACTTTAAAGGATTTAATGGTTCTTGAAATAGTATCTACGCCATCAATATAAATTTGCTCACCAACTGAAAATGTTCCAGAAGTTTCTCTTATGTTTATAACAGATGTTCCAGAACCAGCATTAACTGCATATCCACTAGCACCACTATTTTTTCCTTTTATATAAGAAGTCGCAAAAACCTCTGTGCTAGAAACAGATTGATTTAATGTTAATTCAGTGTATGTTTGAATATCATACAAATATAAATCCCAATTTGTTGAAGAATCTGAATAAGCTGCATCTGTAACGTTGAAAGAATAAACCCTGGCATTTCCTACAGTAATTCCGGCAGATGTCTCATTGCTATTTTTTCTTTCACTTTGTAAATTAATTATTCCTTTTTGTAATGGAGATCCGGAAACATTATTAATACGAATCATATTCCCCATTTCAAATGGGATATTTACTGATTCTACATTCTGAGTTTCTCTAGTTTTAGCAACATCAATAATTTCTATACCTGTTTTATCAACATCATACCCTTGAACGTAAGCTCTTCCAGGAGATACTTTAATACACATCAAATCATCTGATGGTGTATTGCCTTTTTCAGTAGTCTCTCCCTGCGAAAAAATTCCATTATTTCCAAGGTAATTATTTAAAGAATTATTAAGGCTTATTTCAAATGGTTTTACAGTATAATCGCCCGATTCATCATAAGTTCTTTGCGCCAAATAATCTCTTATGATATTATAACTAGTTCTAACATCTATTTTTTTAATAGCACCATCTTTAAGTCTTAATAATTCTATAAAATCAGTATCATTTTTATCTGTTATTAATTTCTTAGTTAAAGTTAAATCAATTTTAAATCTATCTGCTCCAGGAGCAGCATAATTATTAAATCCTTTTGCATTATCGTAAAGATAAAAATCATCTTTAGCCGTTATTATTTTTTCAGTTACTCTTAATCCGACTCTATATGATGGAGTATTTGTATAATAATCTAATATTATTGTTTGTTTTTTTACTTTAACAAAAGATCCTCTAACAAAATAAACTCCTTCTCCAATAGAAACTGCAGATCCTGTTGATGTTGATTCTGAATTGATTGTTGTAGCAAAAACTGTATTTGCTGCAATAGTATTCCCACCATAAGTAATTAATTCAGATGCTGTAAGTTGCTCATTATCTTCAAACTGAGCAAGTTCAAAATTATTATTTGAATTTATATACTTTACATAAATTGTTGGGTATTCAACTTCACTATTTGTCAATTGAACTAATTGAACAGTAGCAGTAACTCCTGAAGAATCTCCAGTAATAGTTTTGCCAATTAATTGAGAAAGATATAAAGATAGATCAACTCCAGATTGAGTTGAATTTAACTTTACAGCAAATAGTGAATCATCATATGTTATATTTCCAGGTATTACTAAAGATCCTTCTTTGAAAATATGACTACCAAAAGATTCTACTTGATGTTGAAGTATTGATTGAAGAGTATTTAATTCCCTAGCCTGTATTGGTCTCCCCGGTTTAAACAATACCTTATAATAGTTATTGTCTCTGCCACCAATATTTGGTTCATTAAAATCGTCAAAATAAGGGCTTACATTAAGATTTGTTTTTTGAGCCATTTTTAAAATTCTAGGATAATTTTAACGTCTTCTTTTTGTCTAGCATTTCGCGCAATTGTTTCCCTGTTATCAATATAAATTACGCTTCCTGACTTATTATTTATCTCAGGTTCTGCAATTCCATTATTAAATTCTACTCCCAAATTTATTATGCTATTTGTAACCGTAGTTGTTATTCCACTAAAAGTTTCATCAATAGATGCTGTAAAGCCTCCATCAATTGATGATATTTGACTAGATGTACTACTGTTATCAAATTTGAGTAAAGATCCATTACTATCAACAAAAGTATTAATTCCGATAAAATCTTGATGATTTGATCCACCACCACCATTATAATAGAGAGATCTATCTCTATAATATTTTAGAATTCCTTCTGTTCCTTGAGAATTTAAAGGCTCAAATGACGCAACATATGCATAAGATACGCCTCCAGTTACATTTTGACGTATCTTTTCTCCCGGAGTCAAAGTATTTGCGCCAGTAACATTATTAACTTTTGCAGAATAAACTGCAGAAAATTCACTTGATGTATAAAGTGATGTTGAAACTCCCGTAGAATCGAAAATAGTTGGATTCTTTAATATTCCAATTTGTGAGAATTGTGTACCTATTGGAAAATCCTTAGTTGAATCATCAAATCTTGCATAAATTAAAACTCTATCCGCTCCCAATTCTTCATATAAATCATATCCATGTCCTTTTGATGGTGGTATTATTGGAATCAAATTTGCATACGTTCCTGGAATATTGTCTGTTGATGTTTGCAAATCTATTATTCCATAAGTATAATTTTTTCCTCCAGAAGTAACGATGACATCTGTAATCTTATTCGATGTAACTACTAATGAAACTTCTCCACCAGATCCATCTCCTATAATATTTGCAGTATCTCCTGTTACTTTATTATAACCAGATCCTTGATTTTCAATATATACTTTTTTAATTTGATTGTTATTTACACTAGAGTCTCCATTGTCTCTTATTGAAGAAATTTGAGGATCTGTTGAAGTTGACCAATTATTTGGTAAAGTAATATATTCAATAGTATCAAATTTTACAATATCACTTGGAGATATTGTGTATAGATACTTCCAAGTATATCCATCACTTAATTTAGAAGGCTCTAAATCAGTAAAAGTTGGTTCAACCTGAGAAGAATTGCCTCTAGTATTAATTCCAGAAGCTCCATTATCAATACAGATATAAACTCTAAAATCTGAATTTACAACATAATAATTTGCATCATGTAGTCTTAAAGATCCAGAAACTGGAGATGGATTTAAAATACTATAATCAGATCGATACATCTCATATGTTGTTCCAGAAGACCAAGTGATCTTTCTAACTGCTCTTTTTATATTAGCAGAGGTAATTTTTTTACCAAAAAGAATTGTTGACTTATAATGATTTAAATAATCAACATTATCAATAGGACTTGGTGTATTGGAATCCCAATCACTATCTCTTCCATATCCTCCACTAGGATCAGACGGATTAGATAATCCCACAAAAACATAAAAAGAGTTCGACGAGTCATTAACAGAATCAATAAAACTCGTTGCATTAATTATTCTAAATTTATCTGTTACTAATGCAGGCATGTGAATATAGTTTTTTCTATATTTATAATCGATCAATAAGCATTAGTTTTAAGACAACGCACCAGTATTCCTCAATCCTTCACTTCTTCTTTGAATAGTTGGGAAAGTGGTTAATCCAACATCAACTTGGTATCCGGAAATATCTAAAGATATTGGATTAGTTGTAGATCTAGTGACAGAAGAAAGTCTTCCCCAAGAGAACTTTCCGGAATAATTTCCAGATGTTTGTATTCCGGTAGTATCAGTTGTTGATAGAATGTTGCAAGTAATGCTGTTTATTCCTAAATTAACATCAGAAATTCTGTAAATATTATCAACACATGTAGTTCCTAATCCAATAATATTTGAATCAGATATTATTACGGATGTAACTCCATTCCCAACAGATGTTCCGGAAATATGAATGTAATCACCTGTAGAAAGATTTGTAACATCATCTAAAACAAAGTATACTCCTAAAGATGCTCCACCAAATCCAGATCTAGTTCCAATTTCAGTAATATTTCCAGAATTATATTGGAAAGTGTTAATATTTGTTAAAGATTCATGCATTGGTGCTGGTTGAGCAACTAATACCTGAGGTGGATTTGTTTGACTATATCCCAATCCTGGGTTTGTAATTGTTATTGGAGTTGTTAGAAATCCTCCAGAAACAGTTATAGTAGCAGTTGCAGTTGTTCCAATTCCAACTCCAATTTTTGATGGAGCTGAAATTTTAGCACTTATTGATGATCCAGTATATCCACTTCCAGGGTTTGTAATCGATAAAGACTGAATAGTTCCACTTGAAGAAACAATTGCAGTAACTGCAGCAGAAACAGGATCAGGATCACCAGAAATTATTGATGCGTCAAAAGAAGAAGGTGTTTCATAATTAAACAAGTCTACACTATCAACATAAATTGTAGTATCTCCAGAGGTTATGGATTTTATTATTTTAGATGTTGGATATACTTGAGGTTCTAATATGTCTCTAGTTTTATATTGATAAACTCCATCAATTATTTTATCTCTTTTTTGTTTAGACCATGATAAAGGTTTTAAATTGATATCATCAATGCCACTACCACCATATAGAACTGTTTCAATTTGATCAGAATATACAATATTAGAAATTGTTCTACTATTGTCTTGGGATGTGGTTAATCCCAACAAATTATTATTTTTAATTATCCTAACTTCATCTCCTATTTCAATAGTCTCATTGATATTAATCAATCCACTATCATTAGAACTTCCTCTATAGAAATAAATTCTAACATCATCATTTTCTTTTGGTGCAGATGTAAATGTGAAAGAAGTTCCGCCATTAAACACATAAGAAGATCCAGGTTCTTGTAAAACTCCGTTTACGAAGATTATTAAAAGAGCATCAACATCAATTAATTGAGAATCGGAATCTGATAAGTCTATATCAAAGCTGAGTAATTGATTTTGATAATATAATGGGAATAATTTTCTAGTTCCATCTTGCAAACTTTTAATAGAATCTATGTAATCCAGTTCCCCAAAATCCCATGCAAAGAATTGATCGGAAAATGTATCCAAAACTGTCAATTGGAACTGTTCAATAGGTTCTGATAGACCAGCAGCAGTTACTAATCCGACTGGAGTTATAACATCTCCTGGCTTAAATCCATATCCAGATCTTGTAATATTAAAATTAGAAATTTGGAATAATGTTGAACCAATACCTGTTGTGGAAGATGCTCCAACTTCTACATTAAGCAATAATCCAATTCCAGTATCAGTAGTAGAACCAATACCTCTTCTTGATACTCCAGTAACCTCTAAATTATCGTATGATGGCGCAGGAACTTCTATAAAGGTAGTTTCTGTTGAATATCCAGATCCTGGAGAAGAAACTGCGAATGATAAAGTTCCACCAGCTCCTACCGAAGCAGTTATAACAGCACCACTTCCAGGAGTTTCTCCTAAATCAGTTATTCCTATAGAAACTGAATTTCTATATCCAGATCCAGAATTCAAATTATACCAACGATATGCGGATCCCATTCCAACATAATTATGAGTAATCGTGCTAGTTCCAACTCTAACACTAAAAGTATTTTCGGATGTTATTCCAATAACTGGGAATTTTGTTCCATAAGGGCTGCTTCCATCTGGGAAAATAGTTGTTGTTACTCCCAAATGTGAAGAATCGCAAGAAAATTCTAAATTTTCCAAATACACTTGAAGATCTGATCCGCCAAAATTATGTGGATTTACTGTAGTAACTTCTAAAACACCAGTAACATTGTCATAAGAAGCAGTGCTTATAGAATATGGATTACTTATTGATTTAATTTCAGAAGTCGTTCCTAATCCAACTACAATATCAGATATTGCTCCACCAGCACCAATTATAGGTCTAACAGAAGCACCTACAAGTGGAGCATATCCTAAACCTGGAGTAGATCCTAATGAAACAATCAATCCTCCTCTAGGAACTTCATTTACATTTACATCACTTTCGCTAGTGATAATTGAACCATTTGCTGAAGTAATACCTGAGAATATAATTGTAGTAATTCCAGCATTTGAATCATTTTGCAACTCAAAATTTCCATTTGGATTATTATTTGTTGTTGGTGATTGGAAAATGCCATTAAGAAAAACAATAGATCTAGATCCATCTGATCCAATTCCACTAGTAGATGCTCCACCAACAGTCATTTCATAAGTTTGACCTATTCCAGTAAAGTTATCTGAAATATTATCGAATATTTGATTATTAGAATAATCTTTTTTCAAGAAAACTCTTCCAGAAAAACTAGAAACTGGTTCTGGAAGATTATCATCATCAATAAATGCTTGTTCCTCTAGAACCCCTCTGGGAGGTTCTGTAAACCAAATTTCATCTCCTACAATATTGAATGAACCTCTATATAAATCAACTACACTACCATCACTGTGAGACGTTGCTGAAGACCCAACAAATCCTCTTTCAACTTCAACAAGTGGAAAAGATCCTGCAAAAGAAATCGGACCGGAAATTGAAGTTCCAAAACCAACATTTTCAACTTTAACATATTCGTCATCAATTTTTAAAATATCTTTTGGAAAAATAGAAGATATTCCACTCAATGCGATTGTTGTTACACCGGAATTAATGTCACTTCCTCCATTATCAATTGTATAACTTAATAATGCGTATGAAATTGGTGCTTGAACTAAATTATCAACTACTATTAAAGCTTTTTCATTTTTCTTAACCATTTCAAGTTCATGAGCATTTCCAGATCCAACTGACGAAAAACTAATAGAAGTTCCAGAATCTGCATCTGACTTACTTGCTGCCAACTTAAATGTTGAATTGCTTGTTTTTATTGCATAAACTGTTGATCCAATTCCAACACCGCCAGATAAAATAGATGATGGAGTAACACCTATAAAGGAAGACTTATATCTATATGTCAATTCTTCTCCAGTATTAAAGAAATGATTTGGTATTGTAAATTCACTAGTAGTTGGATCTAAAACAGTAGTATTTGTTGGATCAAAAACCTTCATGAAAATTGGAGTAGTTTCATAATTTAATTTGAAATTGAAAACATCTTGACTACCTTTAGACAAATATTGAGTTACTACATAATTTGAATCTTCTATTTGATTATTATCACCATATTTTAAAGGTAAAGGTGAATTTAATGAATTTAAATCAGTAAATGAGTAAAATTTCTCATTAAAACTCAATAAATTAAATGTTCCTGCAGAATCTGGATAAAACTTAAGTTTTGCTTCGGAACCACTTATTTCTCCACCAAAAGTTCCAATTCCAGTAGTGCTTCCTATAGAAATAAAAGGATATTGAACCGTATAAACATTGTTAGTGTCATGAATAAACATGACTTGATGCAGAGCACTAGAACTACCATCATCTACTCTAATAGTAGATTTTAGTGAGCTGAATAAGTTAATATTCAAAGAATTTATTTCTATTTCGGAAGAAGATGAAGAAATATCTTTTGCTTCATATAAAATTGTTCTTTCAGATTCATCTGGTTGATTAAGAGCTTTAAATCTATATGTCGATGCAATACCTACAGATGCAAATTCAATATTTCTTGATTGTAAAGTAATAGAATTATTTGATAGATTTTCGCAATCTAATTTTAAAATTCCTCCACCATCAACATAAGATGTAAATAACCCTATTGGATTGGCACTAAAATTATCTTCATCACTATCCATAAAAAGTTCTGTGAAATTTACATCTGTTCCATCATAGTCAACGTAAATTTCAACATAATTCATTTCTAAAGTTACATTGTCTGTCAAATAAACTTGAGAATAAATTGCTGTTTTACCGGAAGTTTGACTTAATGTCTGTGTTAAACCAGAACCTACAGCATGAGAAGTTGATGTAATGTCAATTGAACCTATAGATGTTGTTCCTACTCCTGCAAAATTAGAAAACTTATTGGAAATAAATTTAACTTTATAGTCTGTATTATATTCGTCAATTGGAGAAAATTTGAGATATACTGCTCCAAGTTCTTCAATAACTTCAAAATTGCCTAATCTATTTTCAGTATTAACATAATCTGAAGTTGTTATACCAAAACCAATAGTATTTGAAATCGATGCTTTTTCTAGTAAATAAGTATTTCTTGCATCATCATTCAATACAACTAATTCTTCAAGTTGAACTTGAGTGAAATCATTATTAGTTACTTGAACCAAATACCTAGTATAATCTCTAGATGCAGGTATTTCTTCTATCCTTGTAAAAATATCTAAATCCGATTCTGAAGATGAGAAAAATTCACTGATATCGTCAATTTTTAATACTCTATTTGTTACTGATTTTATATAATCAGTCAGTTTTTTATTGTTTAATTTTATAAATTTTGACTTATTTGAAGAACTAAAAATTTCAATATCTTTAACTAAATCAAAATAATTAATAGTATCAACTCTATTTTCACTTGATATATCAACTAATTCTGTGATATAACTATCAAATCTGTCTGATACTGGTTTTGTCGTTATACCAACACTATTAATAATTTCTGTATCTGCAAAATTCTTCATCCCAGCAGTATGAAGAATTTTATTTACTGGGCTAGAAATATCATCCCATGTTTTTTTTGTTTTGACTGAATAGGAAAGATTTTGATAGTAATCATTATCTGCAATAACTTGCGTATCTTGATTTAATTTTCCAATATCATCAGACCACCCATAATCTCTCCTTGACTTGGAATCAATGATTAAATTACCTTGATATGAATTTATTTCATTTATTGTTGCAATAGAACCAGATATTGTTCCTCTTATTTTATCTGATGTTTTTAAATAATATGATCCAGATACTTTTATAAAATTATCGCCAATCTCTGTTACTTTAAGATCACTTTCAATAAAGTTAGATTCAACCTTAACTTGTAATTTTTCATTTATTATAAATTTGGAAAATTCCAAATTTGCTGAGAATTGTGGATATTTATTAAAATTAACTATAGAAGCATAACTATTTGAAACAGTTTTTGCTACTCCAGCATTTGTTGTAAATCCAGTTAAATTGTATTCTAATTCTGCTGCAACTCCAGGACCACCAGAACTAAAATTAGTAACAGTAAAGAATTCATAACCATAATCTTCGGAATTGAATCCGGAACCATCAGAGCCTTCTTTTTCAAATCCTTCTACAAAAATTTTATCACCAATAGAGAAAGGAGATAATGCACCAAATCCTGCAGATGGTGTTATTAATTTGCAAGTAATAACTGTTCCTGATGAAACAGAAAATGTTTGTATGCCAATTCCATTTGTATTGTTTACTGCCTTAACATCTGCTCTAAATGGAATTCCTTTCGGAGATTGTTCTACCTCCACAGATTCTATAGAATTTCCAGATAGATTTGCTTTTAATATTCCTTGAGAAAATACTTCTCGTGTTTCTGGATCAATAATAATTAAATCTGGAGCAGATGTATAATTTTGACCTCCCGATAATACATCAATAGATGAAATTTGATTAGAATCTTCAAGTACTATTGAATTAGATATTGAAGTTTCTGGAGACAATGTTTTATCGGAAGAGTATTCAAATCCCTCATTTATAATTCTAACTTGATTAATTTTTCCAATTGTATTAGATTTGGCAATAACATAAGCGCCAGAACCATTAGTTGAAGTTATATCAATAAATTCTGGTATTTTTGTATAATTATCTCCAAAAGATAATACTGCAAGTTTTGATACTCCACCAGTATCATTTAAAGAAGATGTATCATATTTAAGACTATCGCATTCAGATTTTGAATAAGAATCTCTTTCTGGATCTTTTGTTAAAGATATGTCAAAAGTAGTAGATCCTACAGAAGTTACTTTATAAGAACCTTTATAGTGACTATTAACAAAAGATATTTCAGAGTAGTTAGAAACTTCCTTATCTACTGTGCTGATACTTCCAGATTTCTCTAAAGCATAATACAATTTTTCTGGAATATTTGCGCCATAATTTAATGTCAGTGAAGCGTTTGTAGAAACTCCTGCAGTTCCTACTCCAGAAACGCTGAATATTGAAGTAGATCCTGTTGAAATAAATTCATCTTTAAAATCTTTATCATAGAATATTTTTAAATTATATCCAGTTAAAGAAGAATCTGTTAAGTCAAATACCAAATCGTTGTTCTTTACTACTTCTATTTTTGGATTTACTAATGCTAAAATACTATAATATGATCCAACATGAGATGAAACGCTAGGTGAATAAAGATTTAAAGAACTTTCTCCACTAATAGAATTTTTAGATAAATCGCTATATGATTCGACAAGAATAACATTATAATCATCAATTACTTTTACATAGAAAGAAGAGTTTTCCATCTCTTCTCCATTAGCCTTCTTTAAAATGCTAGTGGGATAAATTGCTGAATTGTAAATAACTCTATCACCTGTTTTAAAATTATGTTTTACTGATGATTCAAAACGATAATTTTTATTATCTGTTGATATATCATAAAGTCTAAAATAATTTTTTCCAACTGATATTGTATTGTTGAAGTTTTTAAAAATATTGACTTTGGTTGATGTTCCAATACCAACATTCAATGAAGGATTTACAGTTAATGAAATTATATCATCTGTTTTTAAAGTGTGAGTTGTAGAAAGAGTAACTTTTGTAGTTATCTTTTTTATATCTCCAGTTATTTGCGTAAAATCACTTTCGAAATAATATTGAGAATTATCATCTGCATTATTAATAAAATATAATCCATTTGTGTTGGTAGTTAATCCAACCTCAGTTACCAAACCTATATGATCTGCAGATTTTTTAATTACAAATATAGTTGTTCCAACTCCAGGAAGATCAAAAGGTGTGCTTGTTGATGTATTTGCTACTGAAATAGATGCTGCAGAAGCTGGTTTGTTGAAGAATATTCCCTGATTTGTTTTAAATGGATGACCCGGCAAAAATATTGATTGAGTTGGAATAGAAATAGTATTATTCGTTTGAATGCCAATATTAAAAGTAGCCGATGTTGTTAATCCTGAAGTAGTTCCAACACCTACAGATTCTTTTGGATTAAAATATACTACATCATTTACTTTAGAATCGAAATCATCACCAACTTTAGTGAAAGTAAACTTATTTGGTATAAAATTAATTCTTGATGTTGCAGTATGAGATGTTCCTACAGAACTTCTTTGAACTCTTATAATATTATTTCTATCAAATATATTTAAAATTTTAAATACTTCAGATCCAATTTCTGCGCTACTTCCTATAGAAATATTTTTTGGAATATTAGAAACGTAAATGTCCGTTATTACGCCAACTGTCGTTGGAATATCAACGGTAATTGTGGAAAGATATGTTGTAACACCAATTTGATAATTTCCATTTAAATAAGAAAAATTAGTAGAAAATCCTGAAATATTCACATAATCTAGATCATTAAACTCATGTCTAGGAAGAACAAAAACATCTATTTCATTCTTTCTCCGAACAAAAATTGAATCTTCATAAGTAACATATGAAGTTTGTAAATTATCAATTTCTTTTCCTTTAATTTTTGAAACTCTTACTATTAATCCACCCCCACTAGTTTCACTTTCATCGAAATTTAATACATCATTTACCGAATAATTAATTCCAGACTCTATAATTTCAAAATCTTCCAAAGGCCCAAAAGAAACAGATTCTACTACCAACTCTTGATTAATTAATTCATTAGATTCTACAATAAAATCATAATCCGCATTAACATCTCCAACTTTATATGGGAAAGTATTTCTTATCAAATTAGATGAATTAAAATCAAAATCTTGATCTAATGTCTTATTTTCTATTAATAATTTAGATCTGTATCTATCACCAATAAAATATGGGAATACGCCATCGAAAACACCTTCAGCATTTTCTATGGAAGTTGCAAAATACGCATAAGTTCCATTAGGAAATTCCTCTGTTACACAAAATCTTCCATTGTATTCATCTAAGTCACCAGAATTTGTAAATTTATAATCTTCTATAAAAAACCCTAATTCAAATCCTGATGGTCTATTTTCGATATGAGTTAAACTTTTAGTGTATCCTGGAGTAATTGATTTAACATCACTAGTTTTATCTAATGGATCACTATATCCAAAAGACCCATAAATTGGATTTCCATCATATGCCCAACCAATAATTGGCGAATGAATACTAGAATTAGTATCAGAAAACTGTTCTTTTAATGAATCAGTATATCCACTTATTGAATATTTTAGACCATTATCTGCTTTTAAAATTAATTCATTGGATTCATAAAAATTATCATTTATATCTGTAAATTTTAAATTTTTATTTACAGTTAAAGATCTAACATCAACACCAAATAAGGCACCTTTTCCTGATGAATTTACAGTAATAGTTGTATTAGATGAAGAATATCCAGTTCCTGGATTAATAATAACTACATCACTAATTTTATTATTTGTCAATACAGCTTTTAAACTAGCACCAGATCCAGTTCCATTTACAACTAAATCGGGAATAGAATAATATTCACTACCTCCGCCTAAAATTGATACTGATTTTATCTCTCCAGAAACAATAACTGGCAATAAACTTGCATTCTTACCATTTTTTATAGAAATAGTTGGGCTATTCTCATAATTTAAAATTGATGATCCATAATCAGATCCAGTTTCATATGCATATACATCTTGAATTGATCCCCTTATAATTGGAGTAGCATTAATCGTTCCTTTAAATTGTGTTGATCCTAAACCAACTGAGGAATATTCTACTTTTAAATTAATTTCTGGGAAACTAAAAACATGATATCCTTCTCCAGCGGTTGTTCCTAATCCAACAGGCACTCTTCTTTGATAATTATCTGGAGATGTTGCACCTATTCCAGCGTCTGCTAATTTAAAAGAGTCATCATCTACTTTTAAAATGTAATATTTATTATCAGTGCTTATACCATTAATTTTGTTTGCGATTGTTGATGCTAAACTAACTGTATTTGAATATTCAACTACTTGACCATCTTCAAAACCATGATTTTTAAAATTAATTGTATTGAAAAATGTAGATATTCCTGATGGTTTTACTCTTAACTTTCTATTTTCATAATTTTCGCCAGAATTTAATACTCTTATTTCCGATAAAGTATTTTTTGATTGAGTTGCAAACTTATGAACACCTGATGTTCCAGCAGTTGTAAAACCTAC